ATGAAGGTTCTCATAGACGGGCTTAACATTCGTAATACCCGAAAGTGCCGCATTCTCAGCAGTTCCGCCCAAATCATCAAGGTCGGAAACGGAGAAAGTATCAGCCGAACCACCAATTGCTCGCTCTTTCATAATTCGCCAGCCGCTAGACTTCCAAGGTTTCTTAGGAAGAATAGACAAAGCGTTAATTTCACGGTTAATCATAGACCACACTTTTTGACCGTAAATCAAATTGTGCAAAGAAGCATCGCCACCGGGAGTAGCCAATGCGTGTCCAGCGTGAATACCGCTAGTAATGCCCGTTGCTTTCAAAAGGTTATCGCTACCAATTCCATAGGTTGCTCGCTCCAAATCTCCAATTGTCTTAAAATATCCACTCATTTTAAATACCCCCCTCGTGCTTTGAGAAAAGACCATGAATCTCATCCCAAGACATTTCACTCACACGGGAAAAATCTTCACTAAGTTGACGGGTCGTTTCTTCAACCGTTTGTGCCTTAGCGATTTCATTGTTTTCCAAACTCTTTTTCAAGGTAGAAAGTTCTTCACGAAGAACCTCAAGTTCGGATTGTGCATTAAACTTGGACTTAGCAATTTCTTGCTTTTCAATCTCAAGTTCCTTTGCGTAGCGAGCCTCAAACTGAGCCTTAACTAAATCGTATGCTCGGTCCTCTTGCTTTTCTGCTCGGAAAGCCTCATAAGCCTTCTCAAGGTTAGAAGGAGAAAGGTCAAGAGTATCAACACCCTTTCTTTCCTGCATATACTCAAGTTCCACATCTTCTTCTTGAGCCATGTAGTCGCCGTCTTCTTCTTCCATGAATGCGCTATCTTCCTTTTCTTCTTCAGAACCGTAGTTTTCGGTTCCGGCTTCTTCCATCATTTCCACTTCGTTGTCGTCGGAATCATCCTTCAACAACACGGTGTTTTTCAGTTCAGCCATTACATCATTAAATTCGGCTAATGCCTTTTCAATTTCACTCATTTTTTTGTCCTCCTTAATTATATTAAATTTGGCTTCGGGATTAATCCCTTCTTCACAAATTGTGATTTCATGCAATTCTAATTTATCAATTTCTTTATAACTTCCGATGTCGGGGTCATATTTATTGGCTTTGTTAATTGCCTGTCCTCCAATTGAGAAAGAACGAAGTTTTCCACGACGAATATCTCGTGCTACTTCTTTTGCCTTCTCAATATCATTTCTTAACTTTATCACTACAAAAAAACCTGTATCATCAACGCCTGTTTTAAGGACTTTTCCTTTGGAATCTGTATAATTGTCTAGGACCTCACCCACTTGCACATTGGAGTGGGTAATCATCACATTTCGGAAGCGGTCGTTTTTCATAAAACCGTCTGCCGCTTCACGGATTGCATTAAGAGTAATTTTATCGTTCTGCTTATCCACCACATCAACTGATGCATAGCCAGCAATAACGCACTCTTTGTTTTCCTTAAGAATGATAAATTCCCCACCATCGGTAGGTGCATTACCAAACATCGGAGTTTCCAACTGCATAGTAATTAGTAGGTTAGAAGACTATATAAATATTACTTAGATTCTACAACTTTATTTTGCATTTTGTTGTGTTTATCCCCTCTAGCATCATACAGACCTTCGTTAGAATCCTTCGGTGCTGGTTTAGTTTCATAACCAGTCCAAGCCAACCACATTTCTTCACCGTCAACAGGTAAGAATCTAGTGTGTAATTTTGAGTCAATATCCTTTCCTCTCAACATATACTCATGGTAGCCATGTCGGTGTGCGCCTAACATCACCTTTCCTTTGTCAATTAGAATATCATCTTCGGGGGATGAAACTAACTTACAAGGATATTTACCGGCCTCTCCCAAAAAATCATAGAGGTTTTCTTTTGATTCAATGTCCACTTCCCAAACATTTTCAAAATCCTTATGTTTAACTACGAAGTAGATTTTTTCATTCTTACCCAGCCACATTAAAAAGTCCGCTACCTGTTCGTCCATTTTATTGAGGGTTTTATCGTCGTGATAAAATTTATCCTTACCAACGATACCATAAGCGTCCCCCATCTGCATAAGTCTCTTCTTCATTTTTTCCATTCCGTTTTTATCACCAAATAATCTATTGATGAGGTCGGGGTCGTGGGCCATAGCCCTTTTGAAAATATTTTCTATTGTTAAAGTTCCGTGATTTTGTAAAATTTCTTGGACAAAGGACATAAATCTACCGTTGTCTTTCCCATAGGCTCTTTTAATTTCCTTCTTCCAAAGTTCCATATCCGGATATGCGTTCTTTGACATGAGGTTCTTTTCCTTAAAACCGTGGAAAACTAAACCATCCATGTTTAATTCTAAATCCATTTTAGCAATACCGTGAACCCCATCAGTAATAATATACGATTTCTTGAGAGCCTCCACGGTGTAATCTGCTAAACTTTTCTTCCCATTCTTAGTTAAGAACTCTAGAGTAACAAGTTTATCCGACTCGCTGACTTCGGGAATCTCATGAAACTTAGCGTTGTAAAGGCTGTAGCCTTTCTTTGCATCTCCCATAACTTCATCCACCTTCACACGAATAATTTTACCTTCTTCTACATCAGCCTTAGTATTTACAGTTTTACCAACCTCAGCATAATACTCGCCCTCAAATTCTCTTGCCTTTGGGGTGTCCTCTTCTACAGGACCGATACCCACAATGTAAGTATTGGATTTATTTTTATTGATTCTCTTTGAAAGAACGATTACATCTAGGTCAATAATTTTCTTCCACTTAATCCACTTGGGGTTTTTCTTCTTTCCGATAACATACGAAGATTTAGCATCCTTAATGACTACTCCCTCGGAGGTTGGATTATTCATAATTTCCATAGCGTATTCTTCAATTTCTTCGTAGGAGTCTGCTTCTCTAGTATTACTCTTATTAGGAAAGAGAATAATTTCGTTGGTAAGAGCGGTAAATTCACTGATTAGAATTTTTAATCGGTCTTCCATTTTTTCCATAGCCACAGATTCGTTGTCATATGACATAATATCAAAGACATGGATTTTAATATCGCCTTCACCTTTTTCTTTTTTGTTAATATATGCTAATGTATCTGCACGAATTAAAGGTTCATCACCTTTGTAAAGGACGGCCTCTCCATCCAAAATACAATTCTTAATTTCCTTTTTCTTTAGATAATCAACACACTTAGGAAATTTTTCTGTAATTTCATTTCCATTAAATGAATAAACTTTAACCGTATCGCCTTCTTTGTGAACTTGAACCCTCAATCCATCGTATTTTTCTTGAACGATGAACTCTCCCGTCATTCCCTTAATTTCTCTTAGGTCGTCAATATCAAAAATTCTATACATGGGTTTATTGGGAGTAATGAATTTAACTTTCTCATCCTCCTTCATTAAAACGGGCTTGGTCGTCAAAGATGAATATAGTTGCTTTGCCTTTCTATCCTTAACATCTAATGCCTTGTCGGAATAAAGAATGTCTGATTCTAAATTAGGAAAAATTTCCTTATATTTGTCCTGTTCTAGTAGGGTTCTTAACTCAACCACTAGTTTTTCCCATTCGTAATCGTATGCCTTTGGGTTCTCAACGGCAGTTAAATAAGTAGCCTTAACTCTGTTTGTCAAAGAAACACTATTCTTATGAATAGAAAAAATGTCCGGAAACATATTTATCCCTCTCATGCTTCGTCGGAGGGAACAAATGCGGCTTCTTCGCTAACCTTCAAGGTGTGCTTATACCGGCGAAGTTTTTCAAGTGCAGTTTCTAAAGCGGCCTCCAAATCCTTATCTTGAGAATCCTCCGGAACTTCCGAGTCCTCAGTTCGGGGCATTCCTCTATCTTCTTCGGTGCTTTTGTAAAACATATGTTCGGGCAAAAGTTTGTGCTGACGACTTTTCTTCACTTCTTGAACAGAGCCGGACTTTGCCTTAGCCGCCATACTTTCAACATTCATGGGCTGAGGTTTAATTTCTTTGTAGGGGCGTTCCTCTCCTGTTTCAGCCATAATACCCAAAGCATTAGTAATAATTGACTCCAACTCAACGAGTCGGGTCAAAAGCATTCTCTTGTCTCTCAAATCATCTTCCGGTTTTTCGTCTACCATACTCATAGTGTTCCCTCCAATTTTCCAACCAATTCGTCTAACTCGGACCAGTCCATCTTAGCGATAGTATCAGCCGATGGAACCGGGCTAGAAGTTTGCATTGACGGGCGAGGGGTATGAACAACCATACCCGACTTCATCAAACTCATACTTGATTCTCTAACTTGCGTTTCTAGGTTCTCAATTCTAGTGATTAACATTTTAATAATATCTACTACTTCGTCCATTATTCTTCCTCTCCGTATACCATTCCGTATATTTCCTCGTATAGTGTTTCGTATCGCTTTCTAAGGTGGGCTAATTTTTTAATTAATTTGAGGTTCTCCTCATCCATCCCCTCTAACTCATCCTCTTCCGCTGAATCTACTATACTGCCCAATGTATTTATAACTTTTGTTAGTTTGAGGTATTCTTCCCCAAAGAACTTCGTGGGTTCTGCGTCTTGGAGGTAAGTCTTTAGTCGTCGTCTTTCCTTTGTGTTCAGTTCTCCTAAGTCCATTTTTTCCTCGTCGGGAAAACCTGTCGTGTAGTCAAACTCCATATCAATGTCCAGCGAGTTAACGACCTTTCTTTCTCTAGTAGAAAATATGGTAGGGGGGTGCTTAGACAAAATAGCAAGAACAATCCATTCGGCGTAGGTCTTACTATTAGGGGCTTCGGACACGGGAACATCTAACTCGTTTTGAACGAATTCCTCTTCCATGAAAATGTCCGTGAAAATTTCAATACCTAAGTCATAATCATTTAAAATCCTGTATAAATTGTCTAGAACTCTCCTTCTTGGGATTCTTCCCAAAGGAATAGCGTTTGTAATTCTAGTTTTCATTCTCGGCCATACTACCATGAACCTAGAAATGTTTGCTTCACCCCCTTCTGTAGTGGAGGGTAATTCTCTATCCGTAAGGGTTTTAGCCGCCACTCCAATAAAATTAGCCAAGAAAAGGATTCTTCTATCGGGCTTAATGTTAATTTTAATAGGCAAGACCTTTACTAAAGCGTCGTAAAAGGCCATTAGTTTTTCGGTCATAACCCCACCGGAAAGTTCCTCTTGAAGTTTTTCTACATTTACTTGTAGGGAGGAACCCGACCTCCTAAACATTGACTGATAGGCTCTAGCGTTTTCCGGTCTATCAAATCTAACAAATCTATTATTGGGACCGACTCTTAATACATCTCCGTCCCCACTTAATCTAAAATAACCCTTAAGTCTTTCAACAATTTTTGTAATATCCCCCTCGGATAGTAAGTCCATAGAAGAAATGAAACTTTTCATATCATCATCTAATTCAACCTCGTTAGACTCCACCCCGGATTGAAATGCTTTGGCGGCTCTAATATATTTGTTGATATTTTGAGTAGTTAATTCTTTAGGGTCCTTATCCTTGAGGTGTTGGATAATATACTGCTTTAGATTAAAACTCTCCATCACCATTAAATCACCTCAAACCTGCTTCCACTTCTTGCTCATTTTAGGACCACCTTGAACAAAATCCGGAACAGTTGGGTTTTTTTCCCATTTTTCCGGAGGTGCTTCGGGGACCCCCATTGTTAGGTCCTTCTTGATTTGTTTCTTCTTATTATCTAGTTTTTTTCTAATTTTATCATTCATTTATTTTTCCTCCATAACTTCTTTTAGAATAATCGCTTCCTATATTACCCGTGTGTGATAGTTCATACCCATAAACTCTTCTTCTAATTTTATCAACGAGTTTCTTTTTATTATTTTTAATGTAATTTATTGCCTCACCGTATTGTGTAGATGCCTTTTCCTCTAT